GTGTATACAGGATTTTCGGTTATGAGTAAACCTATATCATCACCCGGACAAATGTTCAAAATTTCTTTAAAGCTGTTTACTTGGACAGCACGAATTCAGCAAAATGGTATGTCGGCTCTTTACATAGAGTCCTATATATCGGTCAAAGGCAAAAAAGCAGATCGTAAGCAATTCAATATTAATTTGGAATGGCCGCACGCAAAAATTGATTTTGGTAAAAATGAATTGCGCCAGCGCTATAAAAACGTCGAGGACGTAAATGATTATAATATGATAATTCGGGACCAGATATCCCGAATCAATGAAATTGCTAAGCGTTTCCGTCTACAGAATCGAATGCTGACTAATGAAATGATCGAACGGGAATTGCTTTACTATGATGCATCGCGTTCACTTGTTGCCTTTATGAGATTGTCAAGGAAAGAAAGATACCAAAGCAAAGAAATAGTCAAACGTACTTACATGAACCATCTAAGTACGATCAATTCTATAATTGATTTTCGACCTCTGACTGAATTCTCCCAGGTCGATAAGAAATGGTTCACTGATTATCGCAATTATCTAAAGTCGGAGATCAAACAGGACGGTAAAGTTGTAAAGAAGTCAATTTCCGACAATACCGTCTGGACACGCATAAAAGATATTAAAGCCTACTTGACAATAGCGAATGAGCAACATGGTGTATATGTGCCGGAGTTCGGCCCTAAAGAAGTTAAAAACCCATACCACAAAAAAGAAGCGGTCTATCTGAGAAAAGAGGAGGTTGTAAGACTAATCAATAAGCTTGATGAGGGGGTATTGGGTTCACAGGACTATCAAGTTCTAAAAGCATTCTTGTTTTGTTGTTTTACTGGATTCAGAATATCCGATTTATATAACTCTACATATCAGTGGATGGTATCCGATAATTTCCTACAGTTTTTAATGGTCAAGAATTCGGAGAATAAACCTAAGACTATTACAATACCGTTGATCCCAATAGCGAAAAAGTTCATTTCAAATAATAAGGGTAAATTCTTCGATCTTCCAACTGAACAGGAGTATAACCGTACGCTGAAAGTTCTGATGAAGTTGTGCCAGATCAATAAAAAGGTCAGTAGCCACGCGGGCCGACATACTTTTGGACATCTATTTATGAAATTCGGGGGGAATATACTAGCACTTATGAAAATCTTAGGGCATACGAAAATCGAAACGACGATGACGTATGCCCATTTGGATGATGATGATAATCTAGATCTAGCGCTTAAGGTCAATGAAGAATTTAGTGATATACCTAAAATGAGGGTGGTTTAGGTCCACCCTCCAGCTTTCTTTTAAAAAAAATGGTTTGGGAGACTGTTCTTATATATTTTATCTAATATATCTTTATCATAAAATTAAAACCAAGCATTTATACCTTTACCTACTAGATTAGTCATAGGTCTGTAACCTGTGTCTATTGGGTGTACTCCATCAGACGTATAAACCCTTTCAGACGATCCTTCAACGCTTGGCCTGAATGGAAGATTTCTTGAAAAGTCTACCACTGGTATTGAATACATATCAGCTAAATTTCTCATGGCATTAGCATAATCTAGACTTCGTAATCCAAGGGAATTAGGCTCATCGGATGATGGGCTACTTGTTACACGTCCATAAGGGATAGGGGTGCAAAAAATTATTTTTACATTTTTATTATGAGCTATAAGTCTTTCTACAATTTTTTTCAACCCTCCTAAATATGTTGCCGAACCTGCTGTATCAGAGAGTGCACCAATAGGCCGTGAGGTCCTATGATCGTTAACACCATGTATCAGAACTAAACTTGGATTTTCATCAATTACTGACTGAATAACATCATCAGATTGAAGTTGCCCTGCAAATGATTGGCCTGATAATCCTTTCATTTTAACATCTGATGCCTTTGTGATATCCCTTAGGAAATTACGGTATGTAGCATAATTGTTGGCTACTGTTATGCTATCTCCTAAAGGAACAACAATTTTGCCCTCAAAAGCTAATGTTGTAACAGGATTGTAAGTAAATACCTCTATAGGTGGTATATCTGTTTCTGTAGCAAACTTAATAGTAAACTGCATTCTGTAACAGTTGGCCGGCGTAAATATAGACGAAAAAGCACTTGTTCCACTGAAATACCCAACTTTTAAACCATTTTTATCCTGAAACTGAACATTCCTTGTCCCAGGTGTAAGCCCTGAAAAACCTACTAAACTGTTAGGTTCTACAGCTATGGGATGTGATAATTTATAACCGCTGAAGGTACCTATATCACCGGAAGCATTCACGGCTTTATTATCCTCAATTAAAGTACTATTTCTATCAAAAAGATTTGTCGATTTAACTTTAGATAAATCATTGTTTAATACCCTAATGTCTTGGTTACTTAAAATCTTATTACCATCTAATGTAGCGCCCGCCACTAAAGAATCGGCTAAAAGCTTAAATCCTGATCTAGCTTTAGTTATCTTCTCTGTTGAAGTGCCTTTAGCTATACCTATACCTGCAGGCATTGATGATTCGCTAGAAAGCTTTGCACTAAATTGTAATCTTGTACATCCAGCTGGCGTTGTGAAAACACCATTAGTAACTATGAAAGATAATTTTGCACCACTAGAGTTCTGAAACTGTATGCTTCTAGCAACACCAAAGTTTAGACATGCGTATTGTGTATTTTCGGTAACTGTTATTGGATATGACAATATAGCGCCTGTTGAAGTAACTATATCACCAGTAGCGTTGTTTATACCTCTATTGGGCACATTATCCGGGCTGTCTCTATCATAAATGTTTACCCCAGTATTGTCCAAAGGAACAAAATCATATACAGCTTTAGACGTTGGCAAATTACTACTTCCTTGTACTACGACGTCTACCCCCTGAACTGTCGGCATATCTAAGGTAAATCTTTTTACCCATTTAGTACCATCAAATAGAACCAATCCCCATTGTGTGGCGCTATATTCTAAAGTTCCTCCGGATTGCTGACTATATTTGCCATTTGCCAAAAAGCCAAATTTATTTGAGACCGTAGGAATAGGAAGAGCAACCGGCGTGGAGGAAGTGGCGACTGGTAAGTCATAAAAATCTGCTCCCTGAATTTCGATATCACCAATAATCTGTTTACCGAAATCTTTCATTGTGGCACCTCTCCAAAATGCTTCGTTTGCCTGTTGAAGAACTAAAAATACCTTCTGCCAGTCGGTTATAGGGGGAAGTCCATTGATTGTAGGCTCTAAAATATTGTCGCTCATTATTGTAAAGTTTTAAAGTTTTAAAAAGTTAGGGGCTTGCACTATATATGGATAGGCAAGCATAGTGTCCTGATAGGAGAATTCGATATCGAAGTCGTTCAAAGCATTCTTTGTCGGATCGATAGCCGGATCTTTCAGATTGATAGCACGGAAAGCACCATCAAGCAGATGGTACCGCTGTTTACTGAAAATGAAATCGATCAATAACTGTCGGTGTTGGCGTGACTGGATATAGCCAGTATTCTTTTTTACAGATCGTGAAAGGGTTCCGGCGTATTCCACGACGTATTCTTCCTGCATGATCGCCGTGGAAGTTTCATTTTTGAACGTTTCTTTCTGTTCACCAGACATCACCAAGCTGTCAAAACCACCCAGACGGTTTTGAAAAACGAAAAATTCATCGACAACATGGTTGTATTGTTCGACGACAAAAACCTGTTTTCTTAGTATGATCTTGTTAGCAGAATTGACCGCGTAAACAGTGTACTGTTTTAGCTTCTTTGTGGAATTGCGCTGAACCAAATAGGCAGACACATCTACCGTCTGCAGCTTCAAAGCTTGTAGAGTGGCATAGCTTAACAACGCCGTTGTATTGTCTTCAAACAAACAATAGACCTTAACCGTAACCGATTCACCTGGATAAGCAGTTAAGTAAACTGGCTGGTGTGTTCTTACCGTCTGGGGAAGGATCGCAATATTTAGCCAGTTTGTTGACGTGATGAATTCCAGATCAATAGGCTGTCTATAGTAGAATCCTTTTAATACTTTAAAAGCGATATTTACCGTCATGTCAGCATCGGTTATGCTGACTGTAAATGTTCGGCATCCCTGTTCGTGAATTGTAACCAGATCGTCTTTAGGTCTGTCTATTGTTAGCAGATCATCGATCAACAGGGAATACTTCAAAACCAAATAAGTGAAATGATTTAAAGGGCTGTAATTTTCCTCGATGATTTCCGTTGTCCCATCCAATAGCTTGACCGTGACCTGGGCTTGTGTCGAAGCGACTTCGATAGGGGGTAAGCTCAACGAATAATTTAAGGTGTCCGGTTTTGATCGAATAGAGAGCATACTAAAAGGATATTAAGTCATACGTCACACCCAAACCAATACCATAGGAAAATCCGTTTGGCGTCATGATCGGTCCGCCAAAAGCGCCAATGCCCCAGCGTGAAGGCTGTTTAACCTTTGTGACGTCCTGAACCAAACTGATCTGCGCCCGATCATCGGAAACAATGATGGCCGAATAATATTTGTAGGGATGGAATATTGATTTACGTGATCGATACGTCAGCAATTCGGGTTTTATCGTGACTTTCGGTATCCAAAGATTGGAATCGATATTGTAGCGGATATCAAATGTTTTGTCTTTTAATTGCGCCCATTGTGCGCCCTTATGATCTTGGTACCGCGTTCCTTTCAATGAATCCTGCAGGGTAATAGCGAATGATTTCCACGACTTGACATCCTTTAGTGCAATTTTTAACGCTGCCTGTAGGGTGTCCGCTACGCTTTTGGAAACGAAGTCCCCAATATTTCGGTTGGTTTCGATTGGAATGTACCGAATAATTGTTTTTTGGCCCAAACTATCGTGCGTGGTCCCGACGATAGTGTTATAGGCATTTACACTGTCTTTTAAGTCACTCATTTGTTTATATTCCGCTTTTAGCGACCTGTTTTCCTGGTAGAAAGTAAATGCGATAATACCGACTATCACAATTACGACACATAATAAAAAGTATCTCATGGCATTACTTGTTTAATGTCCTGTGCGGACTGTTTTCTTACAATTGAATCGTTTTTAGCTGTCTGATTTTTTAGTTCTTTATCATTAAGCACATTCTGTAAAAGGATTTTATTTAGTTCTGAAATTTCCTTCCGGGCTTCCTTCAGATCTTCTTTGCAACCGTCGTTATTATCTTTTGTATCCTGTCGATTACTGTCGATCAGCCAAAAAATCAATATTATCATTATACCTGTGATTGTCTGCCGATAATACTTCGATAGCGCTTGGATCAATGGTGCGAACAGGATTTTAATTAACTCATTCATATTAGTTTCAGTTAGGCAAAAATGCTTTTATATGGCAGATTGGTAAAGGACAGGTCTAAACCTCGATCAGATCAGCGACAACAGGATCTATTCGGTCACGTCTTATGGTATACTGCAGCTTTTCAATGTAGAAATTACGCCCGTCCAGGTGAACTTTGTCCGTAATCGAAAGCCTGTTCAGTTCCAACGCTGTCAACAGGAAAACGCCAGATCCTTTTAAGCGGGGCTTTTCGATCCAGTTCTTGAATTCTTTATGATATTGCTCGATCAAACCGTCTGGACCGTCCCAAGAAAGCGAAATGTTTGCATTTCCGTAGGGGCTTAAAAACGGATAGGTCTTAGTTCCAATAGTGCGATTTCCCGAATAAACCAACAATGATAGATAAGTCTGCCGTACGTTCCGAACAGCAATGTCTTGCATGTTTTCCGGGTCCCATTTAGGCACCAGCCAAAATTTCTTTGATAGCGGATCGTCGTTTAGGCTATTCCAGTAGACAGCGGGCGATAGGTATAGCTGCTTGATATCTGACTTTGCGTTAAACTTGTTTTTCTCCCCAGATTCTGTTTTTGCTTTTGGTTTTTTATACCCCTTGAAGTCATATCCGATTACAAGTTCATAGCCTTCCACGTTTTGGACAATGTAGTATTGGTAGTAGGCGCTTTTAATAAAAATTTCCTGCGTTGACGTAATCAGAAATGTTTCCGAATACGAATCATCATGGTCAGTCAGATTGAATTCCTTGGCTTGCATGGCTTCATGGGTAGCTACTTCGGTAAACGTTACATTTTCCTCTGCATAGTATTTTGGATCTTCGAAGCCATAATCATAATACTGAGCATCCTGTTTTGATTTATTGAAAACACCCTGCAGCTTAGTTGACCAGTCTGCTTTAACAGGCTGGGCAAACACTTCTTTATTTTCCTTGACGATAAATTTCCCTTTGTGAGCCACCAGCGTAAGGCAGAATAGATTAAGGATCATCTGCAGGAACTTATTTGCATTGATGTTAGGCAAGCATTCGGATAACGTCAGATAAGCAGGCAATTCACCCAATGGGCTACTTGTAATCGGTTTGGGTTCACTCCACGTAACAAAGAGATTCTTAAGATAAAATGTCGGAATCAATATGTCGCGCAAAGCGGTTGTTTCAAAAGGTGATTCGATCAGATTGGAGCCAATAAGCTTATCAATAAGATATTTCATCCGAAAAATTGGGAATATAATTCCGTGTGCCTGATCGCTATTGCTTGAATCTTTGAAATAGAAGTTTTGTAACGAAGGGTTGAAACAATTTAGATATTGCTTTTGCAATTCCAATATTGGGGGATTTGTTAAAGACGATCGATAAGTAAGACCCGTTACGCGGTCGTAATAGGATCTGATTTCGTCTTGATAATACCTATACTCGTTATTGGTTGTACGAACGTGTATCGGAGCGGCAATATAATTTGGGTTTGTATTATAGGCTAATCCAGTTGCCCAATTTTTATACGAATTGAAATAAGATTGGGTATTATCGAAGTCATAGATGCCTTCATTGCCCGCAAATTGGACTTCTCCAACATCTTTGGAAAACATAGCGACATCTAAGTTCTCATTAAAGTCAACGCCCTTAAAATTGACCTTAATTGTGTTTTCACAGCTTACAAGGTTAACCGTTCCATCATGTATTAATATTCCCTGAAAATAGATCTGGCAGGAATACGTTTTGAAAAGATTATCGCCCAGATGCGCCCCTATACGATTTGGATAACCAAATATCTGCAGGTTCCTAGGGGTCATCGGCAAATCAAAAGCAAGACTGTAGGGGATAGGGAGTCTTTCTTCTACCATCATAGGATTTTCGACCGTCATTGCAATACTGATATCCGACGGAAGATCGACGTTTAATTTTTTGACCTTAATTTCAAGCATAGCACGAAATTACCTTCGTGCTATGCTGTTTTAAAGGACATTAGAGTGATCCGTTAGACTGGTCGCGTTGAAGATCCTCGAACTGTTCAACAAAGCCACCTTTGCCTAAAAGAACCACTTCTGCTTTAAGATTATCGAGCTTATTGTTAAGCTTCGTTATTACCGCTACCATATTCGAATCGTCATAAACAAATGGCGCCGGAGCAGGAATATTGAGCGTTGAACCGCTGAATGTGCCGCCTGTTGCTCGACCCGTGATCGACGATTGGATAACCGATGACAACATCGACGGATTGATATTTCCGTTGCGTTGAACTGAATCAAGCCAGGATATAACCGGAGCCGTGACGGGATTATTGACAAGATCGTTATTTGCCACCCATTCGGTACCCCCTTCCGACACCAAAATAGTTGGCTTGTCTATAAATCCGCGCATACTTGGTCTATTTTTAGCCCTGAACGGTTTATTGTCCTGTTTACGACGAACATCGATATAACCACCATCTTCGCGGCCTTCTATGACTGGCAAAGGTGTTTTTATGATCGTAGCGACCTGTAAAGCACCCATTGCAGCAACAAGCGCCATAAGGACCGGATTCGGAAACGCTTTAGTGATCCCTGTAGCTGTATTGATGATTGCCGTCATCAAACCGACGCTCTTTTCGCGTTTCGCTTGATTGTAAGCGATGACAGACTTTTTCTTTTCAAGATCTTTATCCAACTTTTCGATCTGGGCGTTGTAAGCTTCCTGGCTTATGCTTCCGCTTTTTAAGCGTTTGTCCAGATTATCTTTCTTCTTCTTGTTGGCCTGTTCATCCTGTTGCAGCTTGGCGTTTTCACCTGCAGCAACGAAGGAGTTATATTGCTTCCAGATATCGGTTCCGGCAGTAACGGCATTAAACATGCGCTGCAGCTTTTCTTCACTGGTGCCGATATTGGTAAAGAGGTTTTGCCAATCATCGAAAGTCATACCGAGGATATCGGTCTTGCCCTTCGTGTCGGTTTTAAATTCGTCGGTTTTATCTAAACCTTTTAAAGCCGCGATTTCAAGTTTTAATTCCTGTATTTTTTTAGACAGGGCTTTCTTTTCTTCGTCGGAAAGAAGGGCATCCGATAGGTTAACGCCCTCTAATTGTCCTGTACGCATTGTTTCTTGCAGGATGTCCAACAATTCTTCAAGATGCTTGCGTGTGGCTTCCTGTTCTGAAAGTTCCTGCTGATTGCGGATCAGCTTTTTAGCCTGTGCTAGATTGGTTACTTTGCTCAGTTCCTTTGCGTTGAGTTTTTCAGAAAGAACTTCTTTTGCCTGTGATAAACTTGTGATCGAATTTAATTCATCAATGTGCTGAATTTTAAGATCGGTAATTAAAGATTTATTAGCTTCTAATACCTGATCTGTCCGTTTAGCCAGTGCATCGGCGTCGATTTTATTAAGATTGGCTTGATGATTATTTTCGAGAATTTCGACAGATTGAATTTGTTCTGCCGTCATTTCCTCTCTTTTCAAACCAAAAAGACCCGCTTGCTTAAGCCTTTCTTGATAAGCTTCATTTTCCTGTTGTAGCAAAGGATCTGATTTGTCTACAAGCTTTTCCCGGAATTTCTTCTGAGCTGCTTCCCGTTTTATTAATTCTGATAGTGCTACCTTCGTGGTTTCCTGTTGCGAATGGTTATATTTTCGATTTATTTCATTCGTTTTTTGCTGATAATCCGCTTCAATATCTGCTAGTTTAGACAGTTCATCAGAAGTCATTTGCTTGCGGTCTCTCTGGAATAATCCTGCCGCTTGAAGCTGTAATTGATAGGCTTTCTTTGCTTCTTCCAACTCTTTTAAACGCGCTTTTTTCGCTTCACGGGCAGCTTTCTCTGCTGCTTTTTTTGCTTCTTTATCTTCAGGCGTTACGGTGCCACCCGTAACCGTATTACCTCCGGTTTTAGTAGCAGTAAGGCTATTTAGTTTTTCTGTATTTGCTAGTATAGAATCTGTTAGCAGTTTTCGCCCTTGGGCTATATTTTTCAAAGACTGCAGATTATCTTCTGCATTAAAAACGGTTGATGCAGGTAGTCCGACGATTTGTTTTCTAATCTCTCGATATGTTTCAGTCCAAAATCCCAATTCACCTTTTGCAATTTTTCGTTCCAATTTGGCCAATTCTTCCAGTTCATCACCAGCCGCCTGAATCTGTGATTTCAAAACCAACGCCTGTGAATACTCTTTGATTGCGCGGGTAGCTTTGCCTATTAATAATTCTTCTTGGGTATAACTATCTAACACGCCCGGCATGATCTGTTTAAGCTGTTCCATCGCCGCAAGTCGTTTGTTTTGAGCAACAGTATTGTCTGTCATGATTCTGTTAAGGGAATCAATCTGTGTGGTCTGATTAATGGTATTGTCCTGCGCTTTTTTCATGGCATTTTCTAGAACACCATGAGTTTTTACAATACCCCTAAGATTGTCACCATATAATACCAAACCAGCAACAATCGCGCTGATTGCAGCAACCAATAATCCAAGAGGGTGAACGGTTATTGTTCTGAAAAATAAGTTCAATGCTATATTTGCACCTACTATTCGTCCGGCTAGTAATTCAGTAGCTGCAGCCCATAACAAAGTTGCAGCAGTTGCGATTCTATCCCATGCAGCCTTTAATTTCACCAGCACAATATTTGCAGCAAGATTGGTGTTGCTTAGGGCGATCACAGTGTTATAGGCGAAATATGCTGTAGCCACCATTGTAATAATTCGATAGTGTTCAGCAATGAAGTTGATTATCACCATCAAAGAACGAAGGAATATAGTTAACAGGCTATTTCCAGATACTAAAACAGGCCAAAGCTTTTCGCCTAATTCCCGCCAGAACTTGTTTACCTCTTTACGCGCTTTGTCCAACTGTGCGGCGGCATTTTCATTCTTAACGTTATACTCCTTTGTTAGACTGGTGCCTTCCGCCATTGCTTGGTTCGACAGTGACATTGAACTTTGAAGCATGTCAATGTTATTAGACAATGACCCTAAAACCTGAACAACATGCCCGCCTTCTTGTCCAAGATCTCCAAGTGTGGCGGCCAATTCGTTAATACCCGAGGATGAGTTTTTAACGCCCTGTAGTACTTTAAGAAAGGCACCCATGAAATCTTTTTCGAGTAAGGTTTGGAATTCCTTCACATTCATTCCAGCGTATTTGCTGTAAGTCTTAGCATCTCCAGCCATATTGATCCACAACTTCGAAATTGCAGTTCCTGCAACTTCTTCTGATTGTTTTAGCTGATCGAGGGTCGCCGCTAAACCAAAGATTTTATCAATCGAAACGCCAGCAAGAGGAGCAATACCAGCAAGTCGTCCAGCGAGACCAACCATATATCCTTCATTGGCCGTGCCAGCGGCACCCAGCTCATTGATGGCACTACCAACTTTACGGAAAGCATCTTCTGTACTGTAGATATCCTTCAACTTGAATATATCAATCAGCTTACCTACTTGGTTGACAGTTTCTTCAACATCACCGCCCAGGTCTTCGTTTAATGCTACAACCAATTCGTTATTGGCGCGAACGAACCCGGCAATCTCATTAACATCAGTATACCCCAGCTTACCAGCAATACGCCCGAGACCAAGCAAATCATCCTGGCTGGTTCGGGTATCTATCTTTTCAAGTTCCGCGTTCAGACCTTTTACAGCATCTTTGGTCAGCCCCGTGGTCTTCATGACATCGGATAGTTTATCATCGAATTCAGCATAGCGGTCTGTCGCTCTAGTGATACCGGACCACGCGGCCGTAAGACCAGCAGCACCAGCTATTAGCGCCCCAGCAAGCTTCGTATACTTCGAGGTTAGATTGGTAATAAAATTTCCTGTCTCTTCCGATCCCGCATTGATTTCCTTTAGACGGTCACGAATAGCCTTCATCTGTTCGTCGAGAGCCTTCCAGTTATCCGAATGCGGTTCGGCCATATCTCGCTGAATCTTAAGGTTTCGATAAGCTTTGGTTAACTCAGTCGTTGACTTTTCTTCTAGCTTAAGGCTGGCGTTCAATTGGGATAGCCGCTGTTTCTGTTCAGCTATTGACTGGTTCAAGGCGTCGGCCTGTGCTGTCAGTTCTTGATATCGGACTGATCCGGTCTGATTGTTCCGTTCAAGCTTTTTCATTTCGTCGTTGACGGCTTCCAGTTTCTTCTTGCTATCAACCAGTTCACGGCTCACCTTACCGATCTCTGATTTAGCAGTATTGCCGTTCACGATTATGTTTAACACCAAGTCTTCTTGTGTAAGTTTGCTGGCCATTCTTAAGGGGTATTAAATGATGCGCGGATATTGTTACGGACTTCATCGGTAAGGTCATACATTAAGCGGTATGCAATAGCATAGTAATGTCCCCATACAAAGCGGTTATAAATGCGATAGCTCTTAAGCTTACCATTCCGCTCTTTCTTGATATCAAGCTGTCTCGTGTAGGGTGTGAAAGCCAGTTCCAGTGTTGCATTCACCGGACCCGTATTCTTTACCTCTGCTTTACGATCGTCGATGATGTCTGAGGTATGGAATTTCAGTTCTTTGGTCATAGCCAAAGCCTGGTTCTTTAGAAGCCGCTGTGCTTCGTCTCGCAGTGTATCACCAATGAACCTTAGTTCGATGTTATTATCCATGTTCGAAATTAGGCAGCACTTGGTCGGTAGTAAAGGACATGAAATCGGCTGTAGAGCGGGATAGTGGCTTGTTGACGCCGTTAAGGCGGTATTTATAGCAAAAACAGCCCTTAAGGGGCTTTTAAGGGGGATTTCTCATATTTCACCCTCCAAAGGGCCCGTGCAAGTGCAAAAAAGGCTCTGAGTGGTCCGGGCAGAGTTGTGTGTCAAACAAAGATTTGTTTTTCAAAATCCTTATATTTTATTGTTTTTCAGTGTTTTATATGTTTTTTATTCCGAAATAGGCTGTAAAATCGGTAGTTTTTGGTTTTAAGTCGGCCGGAAAACAGAAAAAGCCTTGAAATTTCAAGGCTTTTCTATTGCTATTTAATTAAGCTTATTTCTGTTCGGATTCGAGGAAAGTTGTTCCTTCTGCAGTGATTAGCGCGATCAGTGAATTGTCTTCGATATTGATAAGATCTAACGTTTCACCTTTTTTGATAAGTTGGGTTTGGCGTGCATAAAAGTAGAGGTTTTTACAAAAAGCCTGCTTATGTTGATTATTTTCGATAATCTCTGGGAATATTTCAAAATAGCCTAGGTTAGTTGTTTTCAAAACTCCATTTTTTTTAAGCTTATCAATGGTTAGTATAACTTTAGATATGTCGCCAATAGTTATTGACTTACTGCGTTTTAGTTTCTTTAATGTTCCCATATCCAAAGGTACTAAAATTTAAATTTAATTGAATATCCGATCCATCCACCAAAGATATTGTATTCGGGATCTATCATCATCGTTCTGATTTCGATGAAAGGAAAGGTTTTACATTCTTCCTCGTCTGTACCAAACAGTTTATCCTTAATTTTAATAATATCAGCCTGCGTTTCCTTATACTGTTGTAGCTGATTTGAATGCGCCTGACCGTCCCGTTCTTTTTGCACAACATAAATGATAGATTCTTCCATCGATTTCGCGCTATCGGCATTTGGTCCTTCAAAAAAAGTGGAAGGAATAACGCAAACAAGAGCGGTTCCAGATCGATCTTGTAAAAGGTTTTGCGTTTGTTCGGCCGTACTGGTGACAAAATATTCTTCAAGCCCCAAAAGGGTTTTGAAGGTCTCTGCCAATTCTTCAAATTTGGATAATAGTATCATTGGTTTCTAGCTTTTTCTTTTAAGTTTTCAAGGTGGGTTTTATACCAGAATAACAGCACACGGAATAGCGAATAGTTATCACATTGTTCTAACGTCCCAAATACCTGTGATTTGGTGATATCAATCAAGATGCCTGACCATCCAAGACCCTTGATCGATTCTACTTCTGATTCTGGAAAAAGTAATTCCAATTCAACCTCTGCACCTTCGATATCAAAGGGTACCGTCTTGATATAGCTTATACAAAAGGAAAACCAAGTTAGAATCCATTGTTTCTGCCACATCGGTATACCTTCCACATCCTTAGCGAGTGCGTCCAAATCATCGGTATTTAACGGTTTCCTCTTTTTTCCATCTTTCCTACGGTAAAGGCATGCGATAAAGTAATTTAAGTGCATTTCCGCTTCGTCGAAATTGGATTCCTTAATTGCAGCAACATAATAATCCTTCTGATCTATCGCATACCTAAATTCTTTGAAAATTAAGTCTCCAATCAGGTCTGCAGGACCATATAGTTCGATTGATTTAGATAGCTTAATCGTTCTAAATGGATTCGCGAAAGAATTGTAATCCAGTTCCAAACCCTTGTCGGATTCGTAAAATGCCCAGCCACATAAACTTGTTGCCAGCATATAGATCTGTTCATTGATCTTTGTATTTAAGTTCAATTTTTCCTTTGCAACATATTGCGCACCTATTTGTAAACCAGTTAGATATTTGAAAACAAGGATACAAAACTGTGTATAATCCAGTTTACCTTCCGTTACGAGTAATGCGTGCTGGAAGACAAACGCAAGTTGATCGGGATTAAGTTCATCCCAACAGTCCGCAATCTGGATTGTCTTGTTTTTTTCTTCGATAAATAATGTATGCATGTTATGTTCTCGCGAATTTTTGTCTTGGATCGTTTTTGGGAAGCAATGTCCGCTTTGTGTATTCTGGGCTTGACTTGTAGCGCTGCCGTTTGAGTTTATTTAGATGCTCACACGCATCTTTTTCCAGTTCATAGATGTAACGGTCTATTTCCTTTGCTGCAGCTTCCTTGGTCGCTTCTGTTGTCTGTATAGCTGCTTTGATCTTCTTAACTACCGTCTGTGGCAGTACCGTAAGTGAAAAGCGCCTACAGGCTAGCGCAATGGTGTATAGCGCTTCTGCACGACATACAAAGCCAATGAGCAATTTATCGGACTCGTTCAGTTCATCTTTTTGAAATCGCGCTAAAAACGGCAGATAATCTTCTTCGAACGCATCTGCGATATAGGTATCTTGAATTTCCCGAATCAATGGACTGACAACGTGATAAAATCTTCCAGACAGATCGATGGGAAAATAGTATTCAAACTTTCGGGTATTGTTCAGGAATAGCGATTTTAAATCTTTTCGCTCTTCACTGTCGTTGAAGCTTTCCACATTGTTTTTTTCCAGATGTTCGATCAATCTATCCTGGGCGCGCTGTGCTTTGAGCAGGTGCGAATTGTCGTCCCGTTCGATCATCCATTCCCAGGCCATCTTTTCGTTCTGGTTATCAATCTTCATTTTACGTCCATTGCCTTCATGGCTGACTAGATTTGACTGGAAGTAACGGTATACAGCCATTAGACCGATAGAAACTTGTATCAATCGCAAAGATTCTTTTTCGACCTCAGTAGGATTTGGTTTGGCTACTACTGTGACAGCATGATCGATGATGTTCTGTCCGATTATTTTACCGAGTTCAAAAGTTTCGTTTTCAAGATCTGTCTCGATCCGGGAAAAAAGATTGTTTTCATACCACGAACCTGTCAGTTTAGCAAGTGTTTTACCGTCTTTTATTAATAGTTCGCTCATAATTACCTGTTATTAGATCTAGATTTTATCATCACAGCCATTCTCAAGCAGTTTATTGACGTCATTGTTCCAGCTGTAGAATCAGCCATGTCTAACCAATATTTCGCTTGTTCTTGATTATTTTCAAAATGAATTATTTCATTTTCCTTTGTTTTTAGATCAGTCAGGCTTCGTGATTTGAATTTATTTAGTAATTCTTGATCATTATTGAATGCAGCCAATGCCATTTTTTCTATTGTTGACTTTCTTTTCATTATGCTGAATTTTTAAGGCGTTCGTTTGGTTTGGTCTCCTGTTCCGAGCTGACGGGATCACGATAAAACCCAATTTTAATATTCTTACCGGGCCAATTCGCCGCAATCGCTTGGTTGACGGGTTCAAAAATTATTTCTTCTGGGATGCTGACATCTGTGGCAAGGAACAATTTCAACGCGTACAACATTTCTGATCCACTGGACAGTTTACCCTGGACCATGACATTGGCCAAAGAGGGGTGAAGGTTCATGCCCGACATAGCAGCATGGACGGCAGTATCGGAAACTTTCACCTGGGCTTCAATAAAATCTTTGATCTTTTGATCCAGAGGTTCTATTTTCCATTCACATCGGTTTCCAGAAGGATCTAAGAAATCAACCGTTTCAATGAATTTACCAGCATTCTTTTTACCAGTCAACGCGCGGGCGATAGATTCGAAAAGTTCATCTTTGAGTTCGTCCAGTTTTTGGTTTATGAATTCTTCCGGCTTGCCCGAATGTTCTTTATATAGCTCAATTTTCTTATTGTCCCAATATTCGGCAGGTGAATGGATATGCCAAGCAGCTGAAATTCCGTTAATGGTCAAATATTCGATTATATCTGGTGTTTCAGACGAGCGCATAAGCCATTTAAGGGTCCCCATAAATGAGGGCATCGAGTAAAAGTTATAAGCAAACGTGTAGCTGTTGTGATAATTCATCGCAACCTCATGTTTAAACGGATCTGAACTTTTGTAAATCGGATAGGTGGTAATTCCCGTAGTAGTACACAGGTTCGGAAAGTCTCCGGTATAGATCGCGGGTACATTTTCCAGTCGAAGTTCTTTGCCCTCTTCGGGGAATGCAAGTCTAGCATTAATTGAAGGTACGACTACTAACTCATTGATCCTGTTTTGCCTACCTATACGCCATCCTTTGGACTGGTGCCTACGAACAAATACACCTTTCATGTGCGCAAACTCAGTCATTGACATTTCGATAAACTTACGGGAATCAAAAGATTTCCACCAATCATCGATTTCTTTGTCGAAAGTATACTTTCTTACAGGCTTCCCGTCTTCGATCACAGTTTCATAAGGCAAGGGTCCTTGTCCGTAGATCAACCCGTTACGCCGCTCGATAATTCCGGGGGCAATATGGTTCGTTCCCATTACATCTCTAATGACCTGTGGCAAATTATCGTTAGGTCCGTATGGAACTATCTTTTTACCCTGCACATACGATGCGTACGATTCCCAATCGTTTTGGAAATCCGAAAAGTGACTATGCCTATTCGTGTATGATTCACAGCTAACCATATAAACCTTTCCGGTTCCAAGTTTAATTGCGGCAGAATTTTTACCTATTTTATCGATGCTTGCGGACATTGTTATGAAATTGTTAGGGTTTGACCATTAAAAACCAGTAGACAGCATTGCCAGAAGCGACGGGGTTCACCTGTATCTAAGTTGGTATAGGATTCCTGACAATCTGCATATTGATTATTAGCGTCTGAATCCCTTTTCCTTAAAAGTGCTCTGTAAACATGGATATTGCCGTCGCTGGTATCCTTGGTTTTGGAATACGATGCAAAGGTGAACGAGAAAGGTTCACCTTTTTTGGATAGATCACGCATTTGTTTAATGGCTTCGTATACTGTCATGAAGCAAATATGCCACAATGTAAAGCCCAATTAAAGGACAATGATTTCCTATTTTCTGACGGAAGCCGTGCCAACGTTCGATGTGTTATAACGTTTTGCTATATCCCGCCACAAAGGGCGCATCAGAATATATTTTGCAGCATCTGAAGGGTTGGTCGATTCAGTTGGCAATTTTTCAGCAGGAAGCTTTTCAGAAGTCTTTTTCTTTTTGATCTGCTTTACTCCGGCTTTGTTTGTCACGTAGACTGTTCGGGTAAGTTCCATACTTAGCCGTATTTCCTTGCATTGCCAAAAATCAATTAGCAATGTTGGTAATCCTTGAACGGCGCCAGACATTATTTTCTGCATAAAAGAATGTTCTTCCTGTTGTGGGATTACACCTTGTGTCTTAGACATTGCTATTACGCGCCATCCAGACGGCACTTCTTTGCCATTATCATCGATATTAAATTCAATAGCATGCGCCAACTCAGATGCGTGATCGACACCCTGTTTTTGATAGTTATTTCCAGAGCGGTCATAATAATAGTAGATTGTCTTATTTCGATGTGGCTCAAAATATTCTTTAAATTTTGCTGCCAATTCTGGTATCCATTCTTTAGGAATGACATACATGAATTTTAAAAGTCTATAAATATTTTTAGGAACTTCATGTTGTCCAATAACCAAAGATATCATATTACCGAAATCCACTCCAATATCCATTGGGCTGTTTAGATCAAGATATTTTAATTCTCGACAGTCAGCTTTATTGATAAAATTGAACCTTTCCGCCCAAACAGTATCCAAACCATCTTGATAAAAATGTATTGCAGATAATTGGCTGTAAAATCTCACATTCGCTTTTACCTTTGGTTCTATGGACAATAGCGCGGGTTCCACATCGCCCATATCGTCAGCAAGGGCGTCATCCATGTATTCAGGCGACAGGATATCGATGTTTACATAGGAAGAATTGACCATGAAAAGTGTTTGGCATTCTGGTTTACGGCGGGTTTCGTGCCAAATTTCATTCCATTTTTCAAAAGTCTTTTTCTTTTTTGCAGCTTCAATAATATTTCCTTCCTGCTCATAACGTACCATCTCCATTAAAGCTTCATTTCGGATCAGAGAAACTTCCATCAACTTTTCCATGCCGTCCACATCCATTTCGTCCACATAGTTTAATATCCAGTCTTCTTCACCAATATTATTGATGTCTGGCATATCGGTAGTGAATGTTTTACCCCGATAGTAAGGTGAATGCCCGTATAATTCCCTGTAACCACGGCTAGCCTTAAGCATTGGCGCCAATTTCTTTTTGCTAAAATATTTGACCTCATCGCCTAATATATGTACAAATGATCCACCAGCAAGCGATGAAGGTTTGTCCATTGATCCGAATGTAATGTTAAAGCCGGTAAAGAAAATTAGGATCTGTGGTGTTTTACCAATTTCATTTACAGGATTCCAAAAATACTCACGAAGTTCAATAGGTAATTTTTCCTTTTGATAACGTGAATATGTTGGCAATTTATTACCCCGGATATAATGCACGCCTTCAAACAATCCTTTTCTTTTAAGCCCTGTTTCAAGCGCTGGTAATATATTTTTTTCAAGATTGGTATATACATCAGCAATCCAAGCAACGGGCGCACCAGGAAGTTCATAAACCATATCCGCAATACGTTCCGCTTGTATTTCCGTTGTTTTAGTTGTACCACGACCACCAATAAGATAAAGGTTTTTAGGCCGCATTAGTCCGCACGTCTGGGCTGCCCAGTTAGCATAATTGACTTGAATTTCGTCGTGGTCTAATTTTGGTTTAACGCGATGTGCCATTATTTTGTGAAGTCGTCTTTTGTTTGCTGTAATCGTTTTTTAAAGTCCAGAGGGATAAGACGCGCATCTTCTTTCAAACGAACCTTATCTTTTTCCGAAACTGGAAGGCCATCTATTTGCTTTCTGGTTTTATTCCGGTCAATATCAGTCATATTAACATCTTTTGGATCAAGAGAATACATAACATAACGTCTGACATATAATTTTGGATCGATCTGCTCTTCGTCGTCTTTGTCGAGCAATCGCATTTTGTATGCCTTGTAGTTTATTTCGGAATAGATTTCCCAATCTTTTGTGGTAACAACATTATTTTTGACGTGATTAGCAGCCATATCGAGGTTATCGGCGTATTTATTTCGTAGTGCAGCTTTGTCCAAACCTTCATCATGGTAACACAGGTTTATCGCTTCGACGTAAATCTTTTTGGCATCTTCATGCTTTAGATTCAATTTTTTATTTAAGAATTCGATAGTAGAACGCTTACCGTATTGCTGATCTAGATCCCGGATGAGGAAAAGAGCATCCAGATATAGGTTTTCTTCCAGACTAAGGTCATCAACACAACCATTGATTATGTACTGTTTGAATTTTTCAAGTTTACTTTTTGAGTCAAAACCGCCAAATATGTCAAGCTTGGAAATAGTGAACAGACGTGTCCGTCTGATTTCGTCAATAGCTTTAAACGCCACAACATCGCCGCCCTTTGCAGCTTCATAAACACCCAGATGTTCATCCATTTGCTGGCGGTCGATACCTGCTTGTATATGACGGGCTAATTTGGAATTAGGATCTGCCGCAATCTGTTTAAATACTGTCGGATCTTGATCGAAATAGCTGGCTAATTTATCTACAGAATAACCAAGCCCCGCAAATTGCTCTAATTTGTCCCATTCTTCTTCGTCCAGAATGATGTTTGGTCTGATGTTTCCCATAAAACAAAAATGCCACTTGAAAAGTGGCATTTAAAGGACGGTAATAAAGTTGTGTTACAACAATTTTTGAACAAATTGTGATAAAGATGATAACTTTTCTGGGGCATTGGATAACATCGCAAAAAATGAAGCTTTGAAAGTCATATCTAATATTTTTCCAGATAACTGCTGCGTGACAAATTCTTTTCCAAATATTTTACCACTCTCAGCCTTACTTAAAAGTTCTTCCTTAATTTCTTCTACGCTTTCATAAATAACTTCATGTCCAGCATCATTCCTCTCAATCAATTCGAATAATTGTTCTGAAATTGTATCAATCTTGCTTTTTAATTCTTCCCATTCTTCTTTATTGAACATCTCTGTATCCAAATCCTCCGAAATATTTTGAAGTTCAAGGATTAAATCCCCTTTTAAATTATCAATCTTATAAGCGAAAAATTCGACGTTATCCTTTGTAAGTCCTCCTAAAGTATGGAAAGATTTTTCTTCTAATTCGTAATTATTCAACCAATCCAAAAATTTCCGCAAGAGGTATTCTCTATTATCTCCGCTAAAACCATCTATAAACTCAAAAATCCTTCTTGTGTAATTGTCGGCATGATTAAATCTTGTTCTCATTACTGCTGATTCAAAAGGATATGGCCTGAAATTACTCCAAATGAAATCATGAAATTTGCTATCTAAAATACTGTTAATTGTCATTATATGGCTTTTTATATAATTGTAAACCCAATTATACTAATATTTACTCTAAAAGTCTATCAATTTCTGCAAGTTCCATTTGTTGACGACGAATATTGTTTTCTCGTTGTATACGGAGATCTGTGCGTTTGTCGGTCTTTATTTTTTTTTGATTACGATAGATATTATTTTCCAGATTGATTTTGATGCGAACAAGATCTTTTAAGGGAAGGGATCTATATTGTTTGATCTTCTTATACTCTTCAAATATGGGATGTTTCCCCAGGACTTTACCATGTTCTTTATAATGGTCCATTTCTGCGGATATCGCCCTGTTTTTAAGATACTGGTCAACCAGATACGAAACAGCTTCGAGATGATCTCTGTCTGTCTTAGCAGCTTTTAATTTCTCGTATGCCGCACAATAATTATGATAGGTTGTAATTTTATCGCCTATAATGATTTTTAATTCAGGTGGGCATGTTGGGTCAGCTAGGAAAGGATAATCGTCCCTAAGCTTTCTTTTTGGCTTTTCTGACGTTGTTACTAGCTGTGTTGGCTCTGTTCTTATAATTGACTTCATGTCAATTTCAGCAATCCTACACAAAGTTGTTTTTATAATCTGGATATGTTTCCCCGGGTTTTGCTCGACAAGCTGCTTAACGGATTGTTTAGGGCTACAGTGGTCACAAAATAGCCGAAGTCCGATCCTTGGATCGGCTCCGGCTATAAGCCAATTATACACCAAGCTTTTTACTTCGTCAGTCATTGGCTAGGGAAGGGATTTATCGTTAGCGGCTTTGGCTCCCTGCAGACATTTATATTCGGCTTTTGCGTCAAAACAAGGGCAATCTTTGATCCATTCGAAAAAGTCAACTTTTCCATTACCGTTTTGGTCTGGACTAAAATCACGATGTCCGCGTATTTTAATTCCATCGATAGGTTGATGTTGTTTTAATTCTTCCAACACCTTTTTAATCGTTTTCAGAATTGATTCTTTTTGTTCCGGTGTTCTAGTGTCTTTACTACCGACACCACCTTTGTAGCAGATGTGAACCGATACCGAATTATAATTTTTGACGCCATTTGTCACAGCTTCGATTGGGGCTAGATTCTCGACCGTTCCATCAGCATTAATAATAAAATGATAGCCTACTTGCTTCCATCCTAAACTATTTCGCCAGTAATCTTTAATTGCTTTTGTTGTCTGCAAAGCAGGTCCACTTGTACAGTGAATAACAATGTATTTAATTTTTCTCATTATTTCTCAAAGCTTGAAGATTCAGGGAATGCAGTTAACAACAATGGTTTAATAGCCTGGTACCCGTCAGTATTACAGTTGAAGTACCAACGCGATTTAAACGCTTGTTCGATAATATCCATGTTTGGCTGTGACTTGTAAACTGACCCTAGTACGCCATCATGGGCTGATGATCCGTTAACAACCAATGGGCGTGCATTCGGATAAAGACCATTAAAATATAGCGATTCTAAAAGGTATCCTTTTTCAGTCGTCGGGATATTGGCCAGCATATCCGTGAAATCTTCGGCATCAAATACCATTGGGGTATGTGTACCGAAATTGTACGTCGGGCACCCATTTGCCTTTAAGAATTCAGCGGTACGCAATGCGTTTTTTTTGTAAGTAGACCCTTCGGCACCTGTCTCATATAACGAATTTGGCAAGCGCTTTAATAGTTCGATCTGTGAAAGTGTTTGTGGTTCGAGAACGAAAATATCATCATTCGTCAAAATGAATTTATCTTCGATCCCCAGGGCTGTGATCGCTGTCAATAATTTATGAGCCACATCTGCTTGTGGATCGATAACCTGTGATGGATTTGGACAGCCGCAATCTTCCGTAATCACATGAGGTTCATGTGGAATATGTACGATCTTATCCGCAAACCATTCTTCACGATCTCCCACAACAATGATTGTAAAAGGAAAATTAAAATTCTTTTCCATCGAACGGATCGCCATTTTTAATTCGTCACCAGCTGCTGCACTTTTGAGATAGGGAATAATTACAGGAATTACTTTCACGTCTTCTGCTGACACGATTTCGCTGGATAAAGGTTTATTCACATTTTCTGTGCTATCATCCCCAGCATTAGTATTAGCTATTGTAGTCGATTGCTGATTTCCTGCAGGCACTTGTTCAATAGGCTTTTCTGTTTTATTGACTGCCGTTGCTTTATTATTTGTGGCAGTTGTATTTTTTCTTGATGCCATAATGACTTGTTTGTTATGGTTTAAAAAAAGCCCCCCGAAAGGGGCTATGGATATTTTAAGATGCTATTACTATTATTGGATTAACCAATTCCGTCACCAGCAGAACCGCCAGCAGAACCATCTTCGTCAATTACAGCAGCTGCAGCAAGTTCAGGTTTAGTACCTGAGTAATACAAAGGCTTGAATTTGCCGCCTTGTGGCTGTGTAAATGTTAATGTATATCCGCGACCATCTTTATCGTCCTGCTTAGCGTATTGCAGTTTCATTGGGTTGCATTCCTGACCATGCAATAATGTTTGTTTGACGCCGTTACACACATCTGTGATAATCAAAAAGTCCTCGCCGTACTTCTCCTGTAACCAGGCATCCATGACCCTGTCAATCCCTGGGCGGAAGGCTGTAAGTTTGTCCGTGATCTGTTCTTTACCTGCATCTCCACCGGATTCTTCAGGGTTTGCAATGGTCGAAGGTGTACAGTAAAGATACATCGCTTTCGCACCAGCTTTTAATGTCAGATTTCCAACCGATTCAACCCCGTCACGACCTGGGTAATTTTCGATGTCTTCAACGTCAATGATGATAAGGTTTGGATTTTTCGGGCTAGCGGCACCTGCAGCCCCTTTTGCTTTTTTTATTGATGCTTTTACGTATGGCATGATTGTAATATTAAGTTTTTGAAAAGATTAAAGTAGAGATCCGAAAATCTCTACTTTGTTATTTTATCCAAGTCCGTCACCTGCCGAACCTGCAGGGGTTGAGTCATCCGCTGGTTTAGTTCCGTCTGGGAATTCAGTTGAATCTGAAAGTTCAGCCTGTGGATCATAATTTGGAGGAACACAAGCGTATGCCAATTCTCCAAACTCGATACCTACACCCATATTAAATTCACCAAAGATTTTGATATCATAGTCTGCACGTTGGATATCGTTGATAATATTTGGTTCGGCATTCTTTTTACGGGTTTTAACCAAATTCCCTTTAACTGTCGCCAATAAAATTGGGGATGATCCAAGTCCATCAATCGCAACGAAACGTGCTGGACTATAATCGATTGTTGCGTCTTTGTTAATTTCACCAGCAACCCCAGAGTTACCTTTGTAAACATTATCATAAGCCATGATATAGCGTGTACGATACGCGTCTGAACATAAGATACGATCAATACGTAATTTGTGTTTTTTGGTGAACTGAGCGAATCCACGGGCATGAGCAATAACCTGGGCATCGGTAGCGGTTGCCAGATCGATATATTGTTCATAGAAATTGATTCCAGTGTTTCCAGCAGCTTTAGCAGCAATCAGTTGCGTTTCGATACCGTTCATGGAATCTTCGGGATCGGTAGCGACTTTTGGATCGGTATCTTCCTTGTACTTACCTTTCCATACCATACGGAATTCCAGATCGTCCAAAATCTTTGGTTTAATCAAAACTTCCGTCAAGAAAATTGTGATCGGCATCTGGTCTGGACGCAAGGATTGATCGTACAGGTAATCGATGTAAGAGTCGATAATATCTGCAGGTGTGAACGTAACGTTGATTTTGTGGTGAAAAGTTTCGATCACCATCGGGGTAAATTTAAAATTACCTTTAGGCGTAAAGAATTTCGAAAATTTTTGAACCACCGAATTGATCTGAGCCTTCACAGATTTATGGTAACGGTCTTTAACCCGGATGGTACGGAATTCACCAGCAGAGGTAAAGCCGTTAAAAATTTGGGTCAATACAATTCCGTTATTACCATCTTGCGATAAGAATTGCTTAAACTCCGCATCTGCATCGACAATATCGAGTGTTTTTGCATCGGCTTCCAATCCCAAATTTGGATTTTGCATCGTTTGGGCAATGAACTGGTAATGTGAAGCAGCAGCATTAATGCTAATATTAGACAGTTTACCATCAGCTTTTGGGATAGACGGGAATTCAGCTTGTGGTCCGCCCTCAGATTGCCCCGAAAGGGTTTCCACTTGTGCTTCCAAGGCCTTTTTCTCCGCTTCCAAGGAAGTCAATTTAGCAGAAAGACCTTCCTGTTCTTTTTTGGAAGCTTCCAGTTTTTCAAAGTAACCGTCAATAGCAGCTTTCACTTCTGTATCAAAGTGCGCTCGGATGGAAGTCAATAAGTTTTCGGACGACGCTTCGGGATTTCCCGCCGTGCGTTCTTTCTCAAATTTAGCTACGAATTCAGCGCCGAAATTCTCAGTTAACAGCTGGTTATCTTCGTCGGTCAAGCCTTTGGCAGAAACATCCGCGGGCGTTCTGCCTACAGCATTCGCTACCATTGCTAAAAGAGATGCGAAAGAGAATAGTTTTTTAGACATGGGATTTGTATTAAGATTTTAAAAATTCGGAGACTTTAGCCCGATCAAAGGCTATTTGGATAGTTTGGTGAAGTGTTGCATAGCCATTGGCCAATCCGATATCGATTGATTTTTGTCCGGCAAATGTTTTTCCTGTCATAAGTCCTGGCGTATCGACTTTTAATGCTGATCCATAATTGCTTTTCACCTCTTCTTGGAATTGAAGGGCTGCAGGATTCATCATTTCTGTTTTGATAGCTTCATATTCACCTTTCAGAGCCTTTTCAAAAACATCATTTTTATCTGGAGACAGATCAGAATAAATCGTATGATGTTTATAGCCTAAAGATTCGTAGTAAGGGATTACGTCAAAAAATGACATCATTACACCCAGGGAACCTATCATGCCAGAAATATCATTGTCGACATAGCGTTCATCGCAGTAGGATATTGTCCACAAGGCGGCAGAACAAGCTACGTCAACATGGGCTATAAGCGGTTTACCAGTTTCTTTTGCAAACAATAGGGCTTGTTTCAATGGAGGTATTGCGTTGATAGCGCCACCACCGGAATCTACATCCAGAACGATTGCACAAACGCTTGGGTCCATTGATGCCGAATAGATCATATCGGCTATTTCAAGAGCGCCATAAGTACACCAAGTACCGTACTTTAGCATTGTTCCAACGAGCGGAATTACAGCTACGATCGGCTGATCTGTTTTTTTACCAGTGTATTCGACAGCATTGGAATTTCCTTCCATGTAAGCAGAAATAGGGACCTCAGTAAGTTGTGGTTGATCTGCCAGAGAAGTTTTGTTTGTAATGATATTTTGGATTTGAGGGAATAGCCCGGCAAGCATCGTCGGAGCAATGGCAAATTGCCCACGAAGGATGGAATCAACTAAAGAAATTTGCCATTGGGCCGAAAGTTTTCTTTGCATAACTGTGCGTTTATGCAAAGAGATTGAAATACGGGGGGCTACTAAAGGACGGGGAGTCGGCTAGAATTTAGCCCCAGATATTACCAATTATGATTTTAAAAGGTAAGGGAAATGTCCGCATTCAGTCGATACCGAAAATGATTGACTTTCTAGATTAGTGATTTCACTCGCAAATATTGGAATCTCCGGGTCTCCGATTACGAGTGTAGAGCCATCGCAACGCTCTAATAAAACTATGCCAGGAAGCCTTGGAACATCCATCGGTTTAACGGAACAATTTATGGCGATCTCGTACAATGTTCCACCTTTTTTTGGGCTTCGGTTTATGCTATAGGTTGCTGTGCCTTTTTTAAAAGGGATTTCACCTATAGAAAGGAATCCAATTTCAACCTCATCACCAATTGGTAAAAAGGTATGTAGCCTATGAATTGGAATGAAGCTAATTTTTTTTATGGGTTTAATGTTGTTATTCATAACTCAGGGAATTAAAGTCTGCGAATGCCTTTACAAATGCTTTACGCATGGTATGCGCCCGCATCTGCAATCGGTGGTGAATTTTCTTCGTGTTTTTTTCATATTCCCGATACTTGCGTTTTTTTAGCGTCTCCACGTCACCGATCTGGGAATCCAGTTTTCGGTCTATAATAAAATTCAGGATCACTTCTTTTTCTTGGTAGCCCAGTTGTTTGCCGTACAGATAGAACATACCAAAATCAAGATTGAAATAACTTGCTATATAATCTTCAATCCTTTTTTGATCGTTTGCATCCAAATAATTGAATTTTCTAAACAATTCCGGCAAATGTGAGGTAACGGGTAAAATGAATTGAACACATTCATCTGTGAGATCCTGTGACTGGGGGATATCGGAAACTTTTGTCAGTGAACATATAAACTTACCAACGTCAGTTGTGCGGTCAATCTTCAAGGCCCCGCCATCATTTTCAAAAAGGGATTTAAGGTAATCCCGCAACATCTGTGATTTGATCCTGCAAATAACATTCATAGTTAAATCAATATTTGTATAAATATACTGAATTTTGACATGAATTATCAGTATTTAGTACAATGATTTTCAATTATTTATGTACAAATTTTTGATATACTGTTGTATAAATATTTGATATGATTTATCAATATTTTGGTTAAAAAATATTAATTAATTCTTTATAGAGATGGGAGACATTACCGGGAAGTTTGACACTAGTAACGAAGCTGTGAGTGACTAAACGTTGTAATTTTTTGTAATTTTGTAATTTGTCTGCAACTGGTTGTGTATTATTATTTTACGCTTAAACATTTTTGTAATTTGATACAAAATCATTTTGTAATTATTTGTATTCTCTTATTTAATTACAAATATTTTTTTTTGAAAATATGATTATTACAAATAAATGTAATTTATATAGACTTGATTTTTAGGGCAATATCCTATAGAAGTAGAGTAATTACAAAATTACAAAAATTTTAAGGTTAAAAGGAGGGAGGGAGTAAAAACAGATAAAGCCGCTAGGTGGCGGCTCTTTTTTTATGGATTTTATCTGGAAACTAATTCTTTTGAAAGGAAATTCGAAGGGAGTTAGCTGCAGGCTAAGCTTTGGCCACAAAGCCTTCAATAATAGCCATCATTTCCACTGTTGTGAAACGGCTCTGTACGATCTGGCCGGAAGTTATACTGGACACCATGTTAGACGCAATGCTATGTATAGTTTGAAGCTGGATCTGTTTCTGATCGATCAGCTTTAAAAGGGTCTCTTTAGGCAACTTTGCCAGTTCTTCGCTACATAGGTTGTTGTTTTCTGCATTCATAAAATTTTCCTTTATAATATATACTGATACAATAATACTAAAATATTTAGTAATCATCCAGTGTTTGGCTAATAAATATTGTCGGTAATTCTTAACAACCGAATTCTTTAAAAGATTACAAAAATTTTATGGAAGGAAGGGAAGGGGGCGGGGGAATACAGATCTATTTAGGCAGCTGCTTAAGCCACGGTATTTCTCCATTTTCAATCATTTCGATAATGATATCGACCTCTGTAATTCCAAACCATTGAGCAGTAAGATTGACCCTAAGATCGAAGTCCCATCCATAACACTTAGACCACTTTATTGTCCCCAGATCAGTATTATTAACCATTAGACTGTACGCATAATCTTGGGCGGTGTATTCTAAATTATGTATCGATATTATTTGACGCGTTCCATTGTAGTGACATACACCTAATGATTCTTTTTCATGTTTACGGATCAAAGCATCAATAATGGCATTGGCCAACGATTCATTTAGATTTCCGCCGATAAGGTCCCATCGGCCGTAGTACTGCCTGAAAGTATATTTCTGCCCGGACTTTCCATATACAAAATAGTCCTGATTTATATTTCTGATTTCTGGCTGTTCAACCTCGTAAGGTATTTTTAAGGTTTTTGATCTGTATTCTATTTCCAATATTTCCATTTTACAAAATTGCTAATAATATTAGTTTTTATCTATGTTGGAAATACGTAAAAAGAAAAGCCCGGATTTAATCCAGGCTTGACTTTTAATGAATTTCGGCACCGACAACAATTTTATCAAAATTAGTCATCTGGTACTGTTGATATATGTCGAATAAGGATTGTCTAAATACCATGTATTCTTCTTTCTTGGATATTTTATAATTGAAACACCAATTTTGACTAGTTTGTTGTTTATAAAACTCCTTAATATTATCATGACCAGAATGCACTACGTTACCAGATCCAAAGTCAATTTCAAATCTAGCCGTTTCGTGCTTGTCCATATCCTTAAACATAAACAACCGAATATGTTCCACTTGACGAAGTTTTGTCTTATTATTGGATTGTGGAATTTCAAGCCACGCCTGACACGTAAGGTCGTTCCAGTCGATAGTTGATTCATCTTTGATGAAAAAATGCAACTTATGAATTTCTGATATAATCATTTGCCACCTCTCTTTCTTTAAATTGATTCCTGTCTAAACTATCAACAAACGATATGCATACAGCTGCTGCTTGAATTAGCTCTATTCTCAACCTTTCTAACGCTGATTGATCACCAGCAAAAGTAAAATCATTAATTTCTCTTGCAGCTTCACCTGTTTCTTCGGTAAGTATACTGTTCCAATAAATAGGATGGTGATTTTGAATTCCCCATTTGTCCACCTGCCTTTTACATTCTGTTAGGGTTTCTTTGGCTATACTAAACTTGTTATTAGGGAAGTTGTCCAGTTGTATGGAAGCGCTTTCGATATAAGCAGATAAAGCTTCTTCATGACTGGAAGATTCTTCCAATTGAACGCCAAATGTTTTGTTAATTTCTTCGATGCTCAAGTCTGATTCAAAAGCCATCATGAACCGACATGCAGATTCTAATTCTTTTCTTGTCATTTTCTTAATGTATTATGCGATTTACAACTTTTAAATAATGTTGTTTTGTGGTTTCCCGTCAATTTTATTGTGGTCTAACTTTTCTTAAAAATGAACTGATTAATGTAATCTGTTCATTTGCCCAATCTGCATACTCATCATCTGCAGATTCGCTATCGCTACGAATTTGTTCCATGCCATTTTCGATTGCGTCATACTCTGCCTTTGATATATTAAAAGCTTTATATTTTTTTTCCTTCTGTTTCGCCATTTCTTTGCTTTTCTAATAGTTCTAAACCTTTTTTGATATCGTCGTTAAACTCTAAGATATCGGATTCACTTGCACAATTATCCAAAAGTGTGTACAGATTTGCAGTAAATAATTCGATAGGTACTGATGATATTAATTCGCATATACCTTGTAGAAAAACAAAAGGGTCTTTGTCAAAGCAGCTTGCTAGTTTTGTATAATAGTTCTGATCTAACGGAAATAGATTCCCTTCTGGATCTCTGAATAAATCAGATTTTAACAATTGTAATTCAAACAGTACACTGAAAACACTTTCAATCTCATAATCTTTTATCCGGGCAAGTTTTACTTGTCTTGTTGTTGGCGTATTTGTTTCTTCGTTGTTCATTATTTCAGCGGTTTGATGTTTTTACATGCCAGTGTAGCCGTTGTTTGTATGTTTTCGTAAGACATTTCTAAAGCTTCTTCATATTCAAGCCCCCAATCTTTTTCGCTTTCTTTTCTAAGCTTCGATGGTGATTGATATGCTTTAATGGCTTTTAATGCTTCAAGCATTAAATTGAACTGTGCTTTTTGTTTTTCTGTGATTTGAGTTTTCATAACTTTCGTTTTTATATTGGCCCGCAACTTTCACCAAAGGCGCCAGCTGGCAAAAGCCATTCTTCATTTTCATTAAAAATTATTTGTTGATCGTAAATCTTTGAAGTAGCCTGCCTGGCTAATTCTGATGTGATATTTGGGTATGGATTTCCACAAGAAATAAGGGAACGCAAGTCTGTATTACGTTTCATTGTCACGCCGAAAAGTTCTTCATACCCGATAATCTCGTCACCTTGGACAGGGCTTAATTTGTATGCACTGGCGAACTGATCTGCATTTCCAAAAATGCAGAACTTACAGCTGCACCTTGACCATCCCATATAATAGCATGGATGAACGCGAACGCGGTATTTTTTGATTATATCCCACACTTCGGATTCTTTCCAGTCTCTTATTGGACGCCAGCGATCAACATGTCTCTTTAGCCTTCCATTCCTTCTGTCAGATCGATCAACTTCGAATATTTGGTATTTCGATCTTGCAGTACTTTCTTCGCCACGTTCGCCAGATAAAACAACGGTCCTCAATCCTTGGAATCGCTCCTGATTTCTTATAGCTGCAGAACACACATCTATTTTTAGATAGGCAGAACACCATCTTACTTTCAGGTCTGCAGATACCTGGGGAAATTTAAATCTAGTTGCAAGATCTCCCAATATACCACCAACCTTCTTTAGGATCTTTCCGGGAGTTTCAAACCAAGTAGGGGCTGTGCGTTGATTTTCTCGAAGCATTTCGCGTTTAAATCCGCCTTCTTTCCAGCTAAAGTATATTTGAATACCGAAAGCATCTGCAAATTTTTGACAGTAATCATGCGTACATTCCCAATCCATAAAGGTTTCGTCTTTCCCATCAATATCATGGTGCCATAATTCGATTCTGGAAGGATCTACGCCTAATTGCAACAAATAGAGGACTAGGGCGATCGAATCTTTACCGCCACTAAAAGCAACAATATATTTGTCATAGTTAAGGTTCATTATTTTGCACGTTTAAATTTTACCCCAACAACAAGGTGGTTTTTAACTTGTTCCCAATTCAACCCGTTTTTACCAAGCAGAAAACTCACTATTTTATTTAGTTCTGCGTTTGGTAATTCAATAGTCCGAATGGGTTGTGACTTTAATCTATTTATCTCAAATAGCAGTTTGGCTTTTTCGCCGTTTTCGCCAAGCACCTGTAACCTAAGCTGTCTGATCTGCTCGTGTAGATTCTCCTGGTCTTCACACCATTTGCCGAACTCGATATCCATAGCCACGGCAAAAAGGTCTATAGCGTGCTTAAATCCCTTATTGTAGTCCTCGCTGTAAGTGGATTTAGTATGAACCAATTTGATTCTGTTTAGAATCTGCTTTAATTTTAATTTGATTAGCATAGTTGTCTTCTAAAAAAGTTTTATTTGAATGTTGAACCCAGCTTTGATTAGCTGATTTACGTAGTATCGCGGCCCTACTGGAATGCTGTCGAAAGATTGATAGGGTGCGACATCTACTTCCCTTAAGGCAAGATCTACGTACATATTGTACTTCTTAAGCTTGCGTTTCCAGTATATCAGTTTCCCGTCTGGCGGGGTGATGCGTTTCATTATTCAAAGATTAATTTGTGTTTTAACTCCTTGACAAAAGCCCTTTCCATTTCAAGTTCTTCGTCACCTTTTTGGGCGTACCAAACCTGTTCGTCCAATTCGATGAACCTTGACCCATGTAGGCTTTCATGACGGTTGACTGTTTTCTCATAGATGCGCCAGCCACGATTGAGCAGGAAAGTCATCTTTTCAGATCCGGTGAAATAAATTTTAAGCTCCATAGGGTAAATAGCTGATATTTTTCGACCTAAATAGTTCTTCGATAACTTCGATAGGCTGAATGTTAACGTCGTTTTCGTCTGATCCATCCTGAACAAATCCAACATGCGTTTGTGGTTCGCCCATCCTGTTTTGAAGTATAACCCCTTCGTCAATGACAATCGTATTGCAGCAGCCTTCGACAGCGTTCCCGAAAATAATTTTTCGAACAGTGAACTTTCTTCCGGTGTAATCGATGAACCGACAGCCAAGTGGCCATCGGACAACATTTCTAGCGGCAGTCATGGTTCTTTACGTTCTGGCAATTCACGCACGGATATTGAGCGTACGCGGATATCGACCTTAAATATCTCCAATGGAAATTGATGTACATCGATTATGTCCTGGGCTTCTTTTTTCATCTGGTCAAGCCCTCCAATTGCCCTAAATTCAAGGCCATTCATATATTGGCGTGGCTCATGGGTTCCTTTAAGAAGTGTTTTAAATTTGTCTAAGGCAGTTGTTTTTTTATTTACGTTCATGTTGTTTTAGATTAAAAGGGTAAAGTTTTTTTGTTTTCTGGTTCTGGGTTCGGTAGGTCTGAAGGATCAATCGTCGGATCAAAAACATTGCTCCCGTCTACCGCTCTGAAATTTCCATCGTCGTCACGTGTTTGGAAATAGAAATAAGCTTGTGATACCTTTGATTTTAACTTGACCCATGCCATTTGCTTTTTGTCATATTCGAAGACATCGAGCTGTTTTGTAAAGCGTTTGGATTTACCTAGCAATTCTTCTGGATTGTGTTTCCAGTCGCGATATTTTGCGTATAGCCCAAGTTTGGTATTGAAACCTTGCGGACTAAACTTTGTCAAGTTGGAAAAGCGCATGAAATCGGTCATCGCTACCGAAGTAATCATGACCGTATCGATATGCCCAGATAATTCATCAAAGTAGTTTTCCGCCCATGCAATAAAGTTTATACCAATCTCTGCGTATAGATTCCGCTCCATGATGTTTTTCATAGGGGCTTCTATTTTTGGCGATGTAAGGTATAAGTGGCAGCACTGAATCATCAGATTCAAGAAATTGTTCCAGTCTTCATCATTGAATTCAGTAAAAAGTGCTTTGCCTAAATCATCTACAGGCGTGCGTTCTTCACGAAATTTCCCCAACTTGTTGTCATGATAAAAGTTAGTGAAACCTAGAAAAAGAATCCGTCTAAGTGTCGAGCCAGATAATTGTCCCGGAGTATAGTTTGTACTGATCGTAATTTTTGGTGACTCTGATTTGTCCAATGACACACGGCTTTTACCTTTTGGATTGACCGTCATTTCGCCAGTCACCAAAGAAAATAAGCGTTCAAAATTGAAGTTTTTGGAAGTATCGTCGATGTAAAGGATATCTGTGTTTCGGTTGACCTGTTCCAAGGCGTGCGAATCATCAAACATCTTTTCATTTTTACCGTCAAGTGTTACCATCTGGCGTACTTGTTTTACAGCTTCAAAAAAGAGTGATTTACCAGTTCCACCTTGGGGCATACCGTCTGTATTTGGCGTATCATCCATTGCCACTACAGCCCAAGACCGTGAAGGATTTTTATAACGATGTACCAGATATCCCAGCGCGTAAAGTTTTGACATCAGATGCAATTCCTGCTCATATCTTTCTGTATCCGTAAGATTAGGGCCAGCAATATTGAATCTGTTTTCCTGTAGGTACCTTTCGCGTTCTGCATCAGATAAGTCATCTAAATTATCTTCAAGTTCAGTACGCCAGTGTACCCGTGAGGTTTGTGTCAAGAATCGAAGAAAAAGGCAATCCTTGTTATTGATCTTAAGCCGAAACTTGTTTTCTTCTTTTGTGATCTCGAAAATAGGTTCCTTAATTAATCGCTTAAATGGTTTTTGAACAATCTTTGTATCCCAAACGAAATTTTCTGACGTGCTGCCCTTGATTTCTGCAATTTCATTTTGGTCTACCCGGAGAAACTTGTTTGGGAAAAACATCAACTGACAATTTGACCAGCTGTCCCTAAAGTCCAGTTCAAGGTCTGGCAATTGTGTAAAATGTGCTTCCGATAGAATAGGTGACTTGTGTACGGTGTCGATCAGTCCTTCTTCCATGAATCGACTGCGTAGAAAACCTACTACGAACGCTTTAATTTGGTCGGGCTTTACTGTTTTAACTACTGATTTGTCAATATGCACATACTCGATCACTTCTGGCATTGTCTCAAATCTGCCAAAGCCGTTTTTGATCAGAAAATTAAGCATCCGTTCAACCGAAATTTTGTATTCATATACTGGCTTACCGAACTTTATTTTCGCCAAACCTTCACGGTCCACTGCTTGATGCGAGTCCCAGAAACGAAGCGGTTTGGCCATGCGTACCAAATTCCGAAACGAAAAGGCACTAAAATAATTGAGGTAATCCCTAACATCTTTACAGCTCCTTAAATACTGATCCGAGTTTGTTTTTAGACTCTGCGGGAGATCGACCGTTTTAATGTCCAAAAAATGCTCTGACGTAGTTGTTAGGCATAATGCCAAATTCTGACGCTGACCTGTATGATCCAGATCAGGACAAGTGAGAATATTATGGGCTAAAGATCTGAGTTCTTTTAGCTGCTCTTTTGTTAGCTTAAAATACTCAGATGATCCATATACACATTCGTAACCTATTGCCGTTTTATTCATGGCGTCAGATCCGCCAGTGCTAAGAAAGATGTTGTCAAATTTTACTTTCTCACGTTCAAAAGTTTCGTCGGTTTTATTTTCCTTTTGCTTTTGATCCCTAAGCTTTTCAAGTTTGGCCTTTGCCTGTGCAAGTCCATGAAGAAAGTTTTTGTCCGCTCCATTATGATACATGAAACGGTACTTTTTGACTTTGTTTTTAGGCTGATATATCTTTTTCCACTTCGTTTTTTTTCCATCGATTACCGATTCTTCTTCAATGCCAATAATTGGATAGTGATCTTGCGATTCAACCGTCACTCGCTGGCGATCCTTTACCCTTGAATACGATTTCATTGGATGCCAGTTCTGATTCGTAAGCAACAATGCTAACGAATCATATACGGCACGTTGGCGATCTTCTTCTTTGATGTGCTTGTGCGTATACTCAACATCTGCAATGGTGTATCTGGAGAATATAATATCAATCCAGGTGTCGGGCCATTTTTCAAGATATTCGAAGTCCCAATGTCCGTCTGGTTCGTTTGGTTCAGCATCTTTTTTACGAATCTTCGATGTATACATCGATTCCACGTTTTGAGACATCGAAAGATTTTCACGGGTGACGATCATCCTTAAGGCTTCCCCAAAGGTGCATCGTTCTTCATGCCTTACAACCTCAATCGCATTACGCGTTTTACCATCGCCACCGAAATCAGTAACTAAATAGCGGCCGTCATTAGCCAGCTTAATAGAACAGGATTCCGATTTTTCGTCACGCATACGAAAATGCTTATTCGTACCCACGAAATCATCGATATTAGATACATACCACCGAATGATATCTAGCCCGCCGTTTGTCTCTTTAAATATTTGATCTATATCGAATGCCATGTTTTAAAAGTTATTTGGTCTGCTAACTGATGGGGGTTCTGGAAGGATTACATTTCCAGCCTTTTCACGTCTTAAGGGGGGCGGGGGATTACGGTTAAATTTGATCTTAGCCAGTTCTAAACTAGCAGATCTATATTTTGAAACGTATACCGCCAACCAGATCACTAAAACCATAATTACAATTAGCATTACAGTAATGATTATCTGTTGTCTCTGATTTTCCGAGTGCAGCAGCAATATGATTTGATCTATAGTTATATTATTCGTTTTCATTGAATTCGTCTTTGTTTTTCAGGATAAAAAGGCATGACGCTAAAATTGCGGCCAAGAATAATAGGATTATCGAAGTCACTATGACGCCGAAATATTCGTTTACTTCGGGATTCATGACTAGGTTTCGTTTGTGTATTTAGCGATTAGATCTTCAATGTTTTCATACACATTAATTCCGCAATGTGTGGCGGCATCGACAACGATCTTACAAAATTTATCCTGTCTCCACTGGGGCAAACAAAGCATATCAGTACATTCATTTGCCATCATTTGAAGGGCATGGCGCTGTATCGAACCGTCTTCGAAAGACTTTGCGCCGATGGTGCCGTCGAATGAAAAGGGGCTACGAGTTATAAAACCTTTGTTTTTCAACTCTTGATCTACGGTTGAAAATTGGATACTATTAAAGTGCTGGAAGCCTTCCATAGGCCCAGCTATAAAAACTACTGATGTATTCATGTGTGGTTTCTGTTTTGGATAATGATTCGTAAAGCCACCCGGCTAAGTGGGTGGAATAAAGGCAAAAAAGAACGGTCTTAGCCTTGCCTACCTTGACACGGGTTCCGCTTCACTGGTGTTTTGTTCAGCATGGTATCCATCTGTTTGCACCAGTGTATCACCGGAAAAACTTTGGTGATAAAGTCGCTGTAAAAATTAGTGTCTGCAGATGGTGCGATATCATAAAGGGTAAAATGGTTTTTTGAAACAAGGGCCACAATTTTCGGCAATTGCTCTCCTTTAATTTTTGATACCAGTGATTCAATAGCCTTGATTTGAATCCCTAATTTTTTATCAGATTCATTGAGCCAGTGGAACGTTTTTCTTTCTTGAATAAAAACATAAAGTACATGGTAAATAAACTTTGCATTTTCACTACTTACGATAGATTGCACCGCTTCGGGTAGTACATCTAAGAATCCTTTCGGATCGATATTGGAAAATGTCGGGTAGAGCAAAACAAGCTTCCTGTTGCTTCTATCGTACAATTGTGTAATCATATTGTCACAGTTTTGTCGTTAGATGGCTTGTATTCTTTGCCGTATTGTTCACGAAGAAATGTTCTAACTTCCATAATAATTAATGGATTATAGAGCTTTTTCAACTTTGTAACCTCTTTGTCTATTAGTCTTTTACTAATAGTAGGGTGGTTTTTTTTAAGTCTTTCGTAGATTACATTTTTTACGTTTCCATCACAGTTTTTAAAGAAGAAAACGATTTCTTCTGGATCAACTTTTAAATTTTGTTGGTTCAACAAGTTTGACATAGTGAAAAATTGTTTTACCTTTGTCATACTTCTTAACACATAGTTATTAACTATGACAAAGAGGGTTTTAAAATATATAGTTGCAAGGTCGGTCCTGCAAGTAAGACCTTACAACTATGTTTTGTTATGTTATACATCAAAAGTACAACATGTTTTACAATTTGTCAAGCATGAATTACTTTTTATTATGAAATAAAATGCAACATCCTATTGCTCAGAGAATTAATTTTCTGATAAACCATTATACTAAAGGGAACGTATCTCACTTTGCCGGATTGTTAGGATTCAATAAGCAAACCTTAAATAGAATTTTCAACCCAGATCTTCGAAGCAATAAATATCCAATACCTTCAACAGAATTGATTTTAGCAATATGTGAATTGTATCCAGAAGTAAGGTCTGAATGGCTACTATTGGGTAATGGAGATCCTTTTAGCGAAAATTCTATTGAAACAACAGTACCATCACAAAGCGAGGATTATAAGGCGCTTTATTTGGATGCTCTAAAGGAGAAAGATGTCATTAATAAAAAATATGTCGCTTTATTGGAGAAAGTAGCAAACACCTAATAAAAATTATGAAAAGGATTTCGATATTAATTTTTGTACTTCTTTGTACGGTATTATCTTTTGGTCAAGGATACCAGAGGGTGGGGATGGGATCAAGTTATCATCTGGGTAATGATTATTACCTTTATTTGAACACACATTTCACATTTGACAGCTCATATCCTAAAGGTAATTGGTCGTTTGTTTTTTTGTCGAAGCAGGATGCTGTTACAGGAACTAGATCTAAATCATTAAAATCTGAAGAACTATCGAATATTAAATTTTCTGTTGCTGAAATTGAGGATTTAGGAGACGGTAAAATATTGATGACGCTACTTGGAGACGCTGGTCAAGTTCGTTATTTTCTTTATCACCAAAACATGAGCAATTGGTTTCCTTTCATGGTTCAAGACATAGATTATAGTTCGTCTTCTATATGCGATAAAATAACGGTATCCCAAGACAAGTTCACTAAGTCAAAAAGATATACTATACCATACAAAAGGGGACGTGGTTACGATCTATATGTTACTACTGAAAAAGGAAAGCCTGCAGTAATTTCATTGTATTTATCTACATCCGGATCTACTGTGAATGTGGGCGAAAATGAAGTTAAACTTCTCTTGGAAGACGACAAAGTAATTACTAAAAAATCTGTTGGGCCTATTGATGTCGAAGTAGGAGAATATGGATACAATTATTCTGCAGTTGTTGAAATTTCTGAGGCAGAAGCATATCTATTTTCGAAGACAAAGATTAAAGAGTTTAGATTATTTGTGTATGACAGCACTATTTCCGAACACGATTCAGAGATGTTGAGACGATATATGAAATGTATTTTAGAAATGATAGACAAAAAGAATAGCTCAAATTGA